CTTGCCCACGATTGAAATAGTTTGTGTTACTTTAAATTTCATTTTTATACCTCTATAAACTGAATTGTAAAGTTATTCAACGCTCTGGTGATATGATTTTTGGAACTGGGTCTATCAATCCTTTTGAATTCACTTTTCTTCAAGAAATCATCTATCAACGCCTATTGAAGCTTCAAGGTTTTGAAGATTTAGAATTGGGTGTTTATCGCTGGCACGTTACAAATGCTCATATCTATTCAAATTACTATCTTCAGGCTGAAGATGTAATGAAACATTACGATGATGATGAGGCTCAAGTGGTTGGTACTTTACCTGTCGCTTATCCATTCACCAAAGATATGTTCCATCATAAATTGAATTCTCTTAGTGAGATCATTAATAGCGATAATTCTGAACATCTGCGTGCGCTGGTGAATCATTATCCATTTGGTAAGTTCAATGAAATTATTGAATTATACTACGTGCTTATCAAAGCATATACTTTAGGTAAAAAGATTAAAGAATTAATGCCAGAACAGAAACTGGTATTGAATATCTCCAGCATTCCTGAATCTTTAAAAGCTGCTATTGAAGGTTCTGCCTTCAAGAATTTCGATATCAACTACGATACAGAAAGTGTATCATTCCAACTTGTGGAGACAAAATAATGGGTCAACTCATCGTTCTTTGCGGTGAACGCGGTGTGGGAAAAGATTTACTCACTTCCGCTGTTGCTGAACATATGGCTAAACGCGGTATAAATGTTACTCGATTATCTTTCAGTGATGAAGTACGTCGTGTAGCCTATGTGCTGTTTCCATTTTTAAAAGACGTTCTAAATGAGAACAAAAATGACCCGATTCTAGGTGAAGAAAACAATCCTAAAGGGTACGCTTGGCGAGATATTATTAAAATGGTGGGAAAGGTATGTCGAGACGTAGACTCAGCCTATTTCGCCAAACGTTGGTATGAAAATCAGTCTCATCAGGTTCATAATAGTTCATCTGACGATCTGTTTTTTATTACAGACATGCGTACTCAAGATGAATACGATCTGTTATTAGCAACTTCCCATACTTTCGACAGCATTAAGTTCGTTAAGATTATTTCTGATACAGGTTTACAACCAGATGACTTTGAGAAATGGACGCGTGAGTTCAATCAACAAGATATTCTGTTTGAAAATCTACGCAATGAAGAATCAGTGAATCTTTTTATTGACGCCTTGTCCTTAGATGTCCAACCTTCATTGCGTGTTAATTCTAAGATGATGAATAGCATATTGAATATTCAAAATCAGAATAATGCTCTGTATCTTGGAACTGAAGACTGGCGCGGAAAGGCAGACCTAGTAAAATATTGCGCTGCAGCCGAACGGGAATTTTCTGAATTTTTGGATGAAATTACCTCAGATTGGGCTTGGTGGAAAAAGGGTGAGCAACAATTTGATGTCAACAAGGCTATAGTTGAGTTCTGCGACTATGTTTGTTTTAAGATGTCTGTTTTCCTAATCAAACACCCTGATGACTGGAAAATTCAGAATCCAGATATTCAACGCCAAGTGTTCCCAAATGTAGACTTTTCTAATTGGTACCGCACGATAAAGACACAAGGTATGACATATCTTCAAAATACGCCATCATACGCTCGCATGGATTATCTTAGTCTTGTCGAAGAAATTAATATCACGCTTGATTATTTTTATATTACAGCAGAACAGTTTTATAATACTATGCAGCAGGTTTTGGAACGCAATTCAGAACGCGCTGAAAAAATCTCTCAGGGCTTATTAGTAAATAAAGCAGCTGAACAAACAATTACTACGGTAGAGGAATAAATAATGTCATCAATCGCTTCACGCCTAATTAAAGCAGCACCGAAGTCTAAAGCGTGTATTGTAAACCAAACTGACATTGGTGAGAAAACAACTCTCGCTAAATATATCATTCCTCTGATGAACTTGATGTTTAGTGGTTCATTTAATGGCGGTCTTTGTTTTGGTATTCACCAACTTGTAGGTGACAGCCGTACATTCAAGACAAACATGGCTGTCATGATGGCTAAGGGATATTTGGATCATAATAAAGACTATGACCCTACAGACCTAGAAAAGCAACCTGTTGTTGTTGTGTTCGACTCTGAATTTGCTATTCGACCTACATTGAAGCAATTTGGGATTTCAGATGATCAAATTGTATACGTTCCTTTTGAGAATCTAGAGGAACTTAAAGAAACATTGACACAAATCATTGCTGATGTCAAGCGCGGTGAAAAGGTATTCTTCCTTATTGACTCTATTTCTCAGGTAGCATCAATCAAAGAAGTTGCTGACGCATTGAAGGGCGATACCAAAGTTGATATGACGCGCGCCAAAGAAATGAACTCTTTGTTCCGTATCATTACACCTATGCTTGCGATTCGTGACCTTCCGCTTGTAGCAATTAACAGCTTCTATGAAGATAACGCTAACCAATACGCTGATCCAATTATTAAAGGTGGTAAACAAAACTTCCTTTCATCTGATATCATTTGGTTTGTGTCACGCGCGCAAGATAAAGATGACGAAGGTTTGAAAGGTTGGTTCTTCAACTATAAGGCGTTGAAACACCGCTTTGTAAAAGAAAAATCTATATTCAAACTTCACGTGACATTTGACGGCGGTATTGATTGGGCTTCAGGTTTGATTGAACTAGGCGTTGAATCCAAGTTGATCAAGCAAGCAGGTGCATGGTATGAGCTTGCAGATGAGTTGAAGACACCAGAACTTAGTAAGAAGTTCCAACGCAAGCAAATTGTGAATAAGGGAGAATCTGGTTTCCTTGAAGCACTTTTAGCGTCACCTAAATTTCATGAATTCTGTGAAGACAAATACCGCCTTGAAAACGGCGAGATGGTATCTGAAGATTTAGTTGAAGTGTAAGTGATATACCGATGGGGGCGCAAGCCCCTATCTTTTCGGGGAAAATGGAATGCAATTTGAAAATTTATTGTTGAGTACTTTGATTTACGCGCCTCAGTTCGCGAACAAAGTAATCAATTTTATTGAACCTGATTATTTTACGGATATTGGCCAACGTAATACTTTCAAACTAATCAATCACTTTTACAAAAAATACAAAGCTCCGCCGACTAAGGATGCTTTGCTTATTAACCTAAGCAATACCAATCTACCTGAAGCCATCTATGATCCTACTAGCGTAGCTATTCAGATGCTTTATAAGCCAGAAGATGAAATCAGTAATCTAGATTGGACATTTGATGAAACTGAAAAGTGGGCTCAAGAACGCGCTTTGTATATTGCTATGTCTACATCTCTAGCTGTAATGAACGGTGAAGACAGCAGCATTTCAAAGACAGGTATTCCTTCTATGATTCAGAAGGCGCTTGCAATACGTTTTGACCAATCTATCGGTCACGACTATATTGACGACGCCCAGAAGCAGTGGGAGTATTATCAGAATCCAGCTAGTAAGATTCCTTACAAACTTGAGTGTATGAATAAAGTCACTCAAGGCGGCAATACACGTAAAACACTATCCATAGTTCAGGCAGGTATCAACGTAGGTAAAACTACATGGATGCTGAATATGGCTGCCGACTACGCTAAGCAAGGACTAGACGGTATCTATTTTACACTAGAAATTGCCGAAGAAGTCCTACGCGAACGTTTGGATGTACGTTTGTTCGGCGAGAACTCTGAACATATCAGAGCGCACGATTCTTTTGCCTATATGAACCGTGTTAAAAAGATCAAAGATGAAAATTTTGGTCGAGTTGTAATAAAACAGTTTGCGGCATCTTCGGCTCACGTTGGACACCTACGCCATGTGTGTCAAGAGTTTGAAGTCAAACACGGCAAAAAGCCTGACTTCATCATGGTGGATTACCTTACATTATTAAACTCATCTGTACTTCACCCTAGTACAAAGAGTGACTCTAACACGTACTTTACCAACGTTGCTGAGGAACTACGCGGTTTAATGATTGAGATGGATGCTATCGGCTGGTCAGCCCAACAGTTCAACCGTTCTGGACAAGATGAGAAGGATCCTAAGTTGTCTAACTCAGGTTTATCTATTGGTGTTCAGGCTACTGCTGACTTTACATTGGCTCTAGTATCGCCTAATGAGCTGAAACAACAGGGCAAAGCAATTGGTATTGTACTGAAAAACCGTTTTGCTAACAAGATGCATATTCCTAAGTTTGCGCTTGGTATTAATGACGATTTACAGATATTCTTTGACTTGCCTGAAGGTGAAGAATATAAAGACGTTTCTGATCGCATGGATGAGCAGATTCAAGAAGCTATGGCTCAAGTTGACGCAACGGCAGCTAAGAAGTCTCAAACCAAGACAATGAACATATCAGAATTGAATTTTGGCTAGGTCTTAAACTTTCAGTAATAATTTGTTCCAATGTAAATAGATGTAAAGTTTTTTACATTGGAACTTACTGAGAGGCACTACTCCATGTCACAAATTTTGCTGGAAGCATTCAATGCCATTCCTTATCCTACAGAACGTACTGAAAAGAACGGTATGATGGATATCAGTTACACCTTTGAAGATGAAACCAATCATAGTTATCGTTTCCACTTTGAAAAACGTGTAAACTACGGTCGTAACGTATTTGTTTTGACTCTAGGTCAAAAGTCTCCAAACATCAAAATGTACAAGCGCGTATTTGGCAAGTTCCATAATCCTCTGCGCGTTATTGCTACCCTTATTGATATTGTAAAAGATAACCGCCAAAAGCGTTCAGATGTGAAGGGACTCATCATTGAAGTTCCTGAACAAGCGTTCGGTGCACACGGTCGTTTAGTAGACAAAATAATCAAGCGCGAATTGCGTACAGAATTGAAAGTTCAAGACCTTGAATTATCCATCGAAGAATTTGAAAAGATGGGTTTGAAAGGCGTTGTAGCTACGGTTAAGCCTTATCAATTCGATTCTGTCTTCAACGGCAAGATTATGAAAGATATTCTTGATAATCGAGATGCTAAACTTGACGCCGCAATTGCAATGTCTTCTGTTCCCGAAAAGCCTGTTGAACGAAGCGTATTGGGGACTCCTATCAAGAGCGTTGGGAACACAGAATTACAAATTGATGTGAAATACGACGGCGATTTCCAAGGCGGAAAATCTTTTCGAGTAGGCGTCGTTGGTCTGAAGAAAGCTGGTGATAAGGATATCAATGACATTATGGACGAATATGGGTTCTCATTTGAATCAGGGAGCAATATTCTTCAAGTGTATTCATATCCAGCGTCTAGAGCAGACAAAATTGACGCTGACTTAGCTGACGCTATGTCAAGAATCAATCGTTTCACTGATTTTAAAGTTTCTGTTCGCGAAAAGAAAGTTAATATCACTTACTTGGTGAAAAACGTCGAACGCGCTACTGCTTGTTTCAGTATTCGAGAAGAGATGCTAGTGGCGTATCACGCTTTAGTTGATTCAGGTATTGAAGACGTCGCTACGCTACAAAACGGTCGAGGTGAGGACAAATATAGAATCATCGATACCACAGGCGAATTAACCGCTCAGGCTTTTGCTGACATTCTACAACCTCTAATTGGACGCGCTTTCGAAGTTAGAGACAAAGACAAAGGCTCGCAAACGGCGGTTGGATACGATGCACCATTAGAAGATGCTCACATTGTTATTACAGTGGACGAAGGTAATGAATCGGGTACTGCTCATATTGTATTCCAACATCCTTCTGAAACGGAACGTTCTGGTATTCAGGATGCGATTGCAGCAATTGTCAAAAAGGTTATTCCTCAAGCTAGACGCGCAGATGGTTCACAAGTTGACGACATGTTCTCTATGGTCGTGAAAGGCGGTTATCTAACTTGGAATGACAAAATTGAAGAAATTGCAACTGCTTTAAATGATGAAGATGCTGAAGCCGTCTTCCATCCACCCGAAGTACCAGATCATATCAAGGCTCTAGGTGATGCAATAAAGCAACATAACGAAACCATGACGTACAAAACCAAAGATGGTTTTGTCTTTGAAGTGAATGGTCGAAAGTTAACATTTAAGGCTGATATAAACTTTAATTCAATCATGGATTATGTGTTCGGGTGGTTCAAATCTGAGTTTGATACAATTGATAATAAACGTCAATTCGTGGATAAAACTAATGGAGATAATCTCACACAGAACTTCATCGGCGTACTTGGTAAATTGTCTATTAAGGAAGCTATCTCTAAAAAGGTGGCAGAACAGTTTGATACTATCATTTCAAAGACTCACAGAGAATATGATCTTTCAACTACAATGTACGAAAGAAGTATCGGAGCACCAGAGGGTCAAATTTCAGACTATCGAGAATTCAAAGGCGAAGTTGTTGTAAACGACAACGGAACTGCTTTTGCAGTGTTTACAAGTAACACTGGGTCATTTGTTAAATCTGCGCGCGAGCAATTTGGTTCTGCTGATTTTGAAGTCAATGGAAATCTAAACACATTGAAAGTTCCATTAGATGGTAATTTCTCAATTAAAGAGTTCGACGCAGGTTTAGTAGGGAAGTTTCTGAAGGCTCACGATGATAACTATGGCGTGTTATCTAAACGCTTTAATCCTGTAAAAGTCATTAAACCAGGACGCGTGACTTTCCAACCATCTAAGAATTACGCTTCTTTGAGCTTGCAGCAAGATATAGCTTGTTATCTTGTCGGTCTAGAACAATATCAGCAATATAGTAAAGTGTCGTCAGTCGTAGGTTTCGAAAATATCAATACAATAGATGAGTTCTATAGTCTTTGTGAAGTTCTAGACAACTACGACTTTGAAGGCAACTTCCTAAAAGCATTCAGATGTTCAAAATACATTAGTGACGCGAGAGCTAATGGCGGTGAGTTGAAAATTGATAAAAATGGTAAAGAGTTGAAGGTTACTATCAGAGATGATATGATCATTATCAACTTGAAAGGAATGAAACTTCCTAAGATCAATACACCCTTTTGGAATGAAGGGGACGAGTCTGCTCTTCTAAAAACCTATTATATGGGTCACAAGAAATTCAATGACGCTCTTGCCGTTTTAGACAATTACTTGGATAAAGAGTTGTCTGAAGCTACTACATCTGAAATAGCTGGCGCAGATGATATTTCTACAGTGGAACAAAAATTCCATCTCGAACATCAAAAGGGCGGCTTCAAGATTGTAACAACTTCTCCTTTAGCAACTATGTTGTTATTGAATGATCTACAATTAGACCTCACTGATAACAAAGATGGATCTGTGTATGTGAAGTTGTCTCACTTCAGTAAAACAGTTGGTACTAAAAAGCAAGTTGTTAATGCTCTAACTGCCGCTGGTTATGTTGAAGGTGAGCATGTTGCGACTCCTGGTTCAGCGGCATCAACTCCGAAGGCTAATCTCGATACTTCAGATGCGAAACCATCTAAACAAACTGAGACCGGAACTGCTTCTTCACCTGCTGTCGATAAAGCTGCTAAATTCAAATACGGTATTTCTATTGACACCAATAATATCATCGTAGTTAAATCTAGTCATAAAGTTGTAACTCAGTTGGACAAAAAGTACCAAACCCTCATCAAAAAATACGGCGCGTACAGAGTTACTACAATGGGTTCCAAAGGTGCACAGGACAGACTATTAGTCGCTTTTGATAAAAATGCAACTATGGAATCAATACAGATGGCATATGATGAGATTGTATCTGATCTAGGACAACCTAGTGAAGTAACTGGCCCAGTTGCTGAACTTACTGGTAACTACAACAAATATGAAATTGACGAGCTTTTCCAAAGCATGTTAAAGAAAGGAAACCCTTTCGTATTTGCTAAGACAGCTAAGACGTATGCCAGCACTGCACCTAGAGGAGTTGCTTTATTTGATGTTGACGGCAACGGTAGATTCTTCGATTCAGTTGGCGGGTACATGACAGCTAATAAAGCAGTTGACTGGTCTAATAAATACGATGTCGCTAACGCATTCAAAAAGGTGGTATCTGATCTTTCTACTGATGATAAAGCGTCACTTGCCACGACGTTAAGTGTATACAGATTAACTTTCGATACAAATAGCGCAACGTTGTATAACAGAAAATTAACTGGATCAACCAACTTGTCTACTGCTGGTAAGAAGGATCTAACCTTCTTATTGAATACAGAAATCAGCGGTGAAGCTGCAGCCCCTATCTTGGAGTATTTGAATGAAAATATTGAAGTAGGAACTAAGAAATACATTTTGAATAGTAAAGAAGGTGTCCAATATCTCAACAACATTTTAAACAAAATGGTAAGTCTGATTCCGGATTCTAGTGATTCTTCTTATTCAATAGGCGGAGCTATGCGTCAGAAAAAATCTGGCGGTATAAGAGTTGTCGTAAATGATATGCATCGTGGCGGTTATTATGAAGGTAACACACATGTAGCAATTGGCGTTCAAATAGGCGGTGCGTACACCTATGCGATTTTGAAAGGTGTCAGTGATTTCTTGAAGTCCGTCTTTTCCAATCTAACTCAGATCGGAGAAGATATAAAAGGAAGAATTTTTGAAAAAGATGGTTCCAACTTCTGGACGATTGGTGTGGCTTACGTTGGAAAATCGTATTTCCCTAATCCGGAATTCTCTAACGTTGTCATTAAATCTAACTTTTTGAAGTTGGACAAATCATTGAATGAAGGAATCAAGGAAGACCTCACTGGTGTAGCGCCTAAAGTCAATAAGGTTGACAAGTCTTTACTTGAAAAATCTATGCGACAATTGGGTATGTACCAATCTTCATTTGCATATGGTGGTTCTACCTTCAATGTTACATTGAATGAAGGCGTTGTTGATATCTTACCAACTTCGGGTAATGTTGCTTATCTCAGCAAATTGCTAGGCGTTAAGTTGGGACAAGACCTTGTACAAGATGAACGCGGTGGTTTACGGTTTGATATTGCATAAACTGTAGAATGATAAAGGGAAGCTTCGGCTTCCCTTTTGATTTTAGGATGAATTATTAAGATAGGTTATAATACCTTCACTCGTTTGGAGAATCATTGATGAACATTTTTGAAATTGTACAAGCTGTAAAAAACGCTAAAGGATCAAACGATAAGATTGGTCTATTGAATGCCAACTCAGGTAACAAAATACTTCAGAAGTATCTTTCCACTGTATATGACACACGTCTTTGCTTCTACGTACAGAAATACGAAGCTGGTACTCCAACTAAGCAAGAATATGATGATACTGAGATCGAACGCATGTTGGATTTTGTATCTGCTCTTTCAGAGCGCTTGTTAACAGGCGAAGCAGCTCAAGAAGCAATCAAAGAATTCACCGCAACATTGTCTACAGATGGGCAAGAGTTATTCGCAGCTTTGATACGCCGTGATATCAAAGCTGGCGTTGCTTCTGGTACACTAATCAAAATCTGGCCAAACAGTATCTTCATTGAACCTTATCAGCGTTGTGTTCTGGCTAAATACACCAACAGCGATATCAAAGGATGGGGCTTCTATGTGTCTCAGTTAAAAGCAGATGGCTCTTTCGCTTCTTTGGATGCTTCTGATGAATTGCATCATTGCGCGTCTCGTGCGGGTACAATCTACCCTAATAGCGTACCATTCATGAACCTCATCAATGAAGTTCGCCAAAAGCAAGATGAAATTGTATTCAATGAATACAAAGTCAAAGATTGTACGATTGAAGGTGAATTTTTAGTACGCATCGATGGAGAAATTCTACCTCGTGAAGAATCTAATGGCATGCTTAACAGTTTACAGCAATCTGGTAAAGAACTTCCTGAAAACGCTGAACTTTTATATTTCATCTGGGATATTGTACCAACTGAAAAGCGCAAATATAAAGGTTCTTTTGGTGTAGGTTATAAACAACGCTTTGAAGCCATTGAACGCTTATTCTCTGGAGGCACACTAGTGTTTCCTATTGAAACCAAATTCTTCAATAGTTATGATCAATGCGTTGAGCACTTCTTGGAAAAGATCAATTTGGGTCTTGAAGGCACTATTATCAAACATCCAAATGCAATTTGGGAACACGGTGATAACAAACTTCAGATCAAAATGAAGATTGAAGCTGAATGTGAATTGAAAATCGTTGGGTTCAATCCAGCTGAGAAGGGTTCAAAATATGAACATTTATTTGGTTCTCTACAATTAGAATCAGAAGATGGTTTATTGAAAGTGGGTTGTTCTTCGGGCTTAAAAGACGCTGTACGTGCAGAATTACACCACATTGGTGACAATTTGATTGGCCAAATCGTTACTGCGCGTTTTAATGATATCATGAAACCTAAAGAAGATGGTTCGGATGACCATAGTCTTTTCTTGCCGCGTTTTGTTGAATTGCGTCTAGATAAAACTACAGCTGATTCTTTACCTCGTATTTTCGATATCTTCGAAGATGCGAAGTCAAAATGATGAAACAATAAATCTTAAAATTTAGATTTTAAGCCCTGTCTAGTACAGGGCTTTTTAATACCAAAATAATGGGTTCCAGACGGTAGGTTGGAACTTAGGAAAAGTCCTTTACTTTATCTTGAATATTGATTATAATTCTAATCATAAAGTTCAATATCACTCAACGGAGTAAATCAAATGTCTAAGGTTCAATTCAACTCTTCTGATTCAGTATTCATCTTCGAGCATAACACATCTTCTCCAGTTGGACGTTCTTTCAAAGGTTTAAAATTCTCTGAAGGGCTTGTTTCAGCGATGACTACTTTGGTCAATTCTTATGACTACTCTGAAGATGTGTATGTTACATTAAATGTCGACTCTGTATCTTTCACTTCCGTCACCAGATACGGCGCTTTAACAGTTGCAGTTGCGCGCAATAGTCCAGAATCTTTCACTATAACTAAGGTTGTTAACGGTAATGTATCCGTTAGAAAAGTTGATAGCGTTTCAGAAATAGTTGAAGATGCTGAAGATGAGTTTTATACTATTGTAATCGAAGCTTGTAGAGAATATTGGTCAAAATAGTAAATGAAGCCCCTCAATTGGGGCTTTCTTTATCGTAGTCTAATGGTTTGTGTTTGTCTAGGAGTTGACCAATACTATGTTTAAGGAATACAAGAAATAAATTTATTATTTTTATATTAAACCACTTTACTTTTTCTTGAATATTGATTATAATTCTAATCATAAGGTTCAATATCACTCAACGGAGTAAATCAAATGACTACATTAACAGACAACCAAAAACATCTTTTCAAAACATTGGCTGTTCACTCTGACGGAGTAGAGCGAGGTATTCATATTCGTGATATCACTAATCCAGTAGACCTTAATATAAGATCATTGGATGTTAAAGAAATATCTGACTTCACAGGTTTTCACCCTGTAGCAATTCGCGGTTTGATCCATAATCTTGAAGTGAAAGGTTTAATAATCGTAATCAAAAATCCAAGACGCGGCAATACACACGTTACATTTACAGATGCTGGTTATGAATTAGTGAAAAAATACTTCCAACCTTTATAATCAAATTTGTTATCAAATATGGAGACCATTACGGTCTCCTTTCTTATTTCTAGTGTAAATATTCTCAGTACAAGAACTCTCACATTGGAAATAGCCATGAGCAACAGACAACCCGACAGCTATGACTTCAGAGACTTGCAAGAGGCATTACAGCAATTTCTTTCTACGCATCCTGACTTCAAAGATGTGAACTGGAAAGGTTCTGTTGCCGCTCGCATGGTCGATCTTCACGCCTATAATACATCTATCAATGCTTCAAGTGTTGGTTTCGCGTTTAATGAATCATCAATCAATTCAGCCACTATCAGAAGTAACGTAGCAGCCAAGGCTAGTGGTATATTGAACTACCTTCCTGCTTCAAAGCGCTGTTCGGAAATTCTAGTCAAGTTAGATGTCCGAGTTACAGGAATCAATCCTGACGAAGATATTGCATTTGACCGCGATGTACGCTTCAACAGCGTCTCAAATCAGGTGTCATTGAATTTCGTACCTGATGGCACGTACCGCGCTAATCTAGTTGATGGGTACTATACATTCCCAGAGGTTAAACTACTTCAAGGCGAGCGTATCACAAACCGATTTGTAGTAAAGACATCTGAAGGTATAGAAACATATATCATTCCCAACCAGCGTATTGACATCAATACATTAAAGGTTATGGTGAAGGAAGGTGACAGTCTCCAAACCTATACAAGATATCAACATCCTAATCAGTTAGGAAAGAACAACAAACTATACTACGTCAGAATCAACCCTGAAGGGAAATACGTTCTGGAGTTCGGCGATGACGTATTCAGTAGACGT